AAGAATGTTATCGAAAGAGATTACATCAATGATAATGTTCAAGCTGGATTTACTACAACTGAGATTAATAACTCAGGACTGGTTAAAGAAGTTAAACACTATGAACCAGCCTTCGGTGAAACTGCAAATGCAGTATCGAACAGTTCAACAGTGTCCTTTCCAAGTGCAATAAATAGTAAGATAAGTGTAAACGATGAAGTGTTTGGTACAAACTTATCAACCAATCCTACAGTTAGTAGTATTGCAAGTGATAAATTATCAATAGTATTGAGTAGTAATGTTACTATCGATGCTGGTACTACACTCAAGTTTGTCGGTTCAGTTGACCCAAGTGATACATTTGTGGTTGCTGAGACGGTAACTTTTTATGATGAAGGTGGGAATTCTACTTATTCAGAAGACCTCGCTGGTGATGCATAGTTATGGCAAAAGAAATAGACGAAAAATTAGATAATCTTCTAGATATCAATTCTGATATCAAACAAGAAACCAAATTGGTCAAAGTCCCGACAAGGGAGAAGAATATTGAAACAGACTACAGGTATGCCCGTGAAAATCTCTATGATCTCGTAGAACGAGGTCAAGATGCAATAGACGGTATACTAGAACTATCCAAAGAAACAGAACACCCTCGAGCATATGAGGTTGCTGGTCAACTTATTAAAACTGTATCTGAAACTGCAGAAAAGTTAATAGATATACAGAAAAAATTAAAAGACCTAGAGAAGGAGGATAGTTCCGTAAGAACGCAACACAACCATCTTTATGTAGGTTCAACAAGTGAGTTGCAAAAGTTCTTAAAGAAGGAGTCTAAGAAAGATGTTCGAAACGATTGAAAAACCAAAATTTGCCGAGTTACCACAACATATAACAACAGATGACCCATTGTGGATAATGTCATTGGGTCATGTTACACGCCATTGTGAAGAGTATTGGACGGATGTTGATGATATTGCAACCTATAATGCATATGAAAGTATTATCAAAGAAAGAGTTAAAGACAAAGTAGTATGTGACTTAGGAAGTGGTATTGGTGTATTACTTCATCTTGCAGAATACCATGGTGCAAAAAAATGTATCGGAATCGATACTAATGCACAGGCATGTGTATATACTCAGGGGTTATATCCTCAATACGATATCATACTCAATGACTTCTTTAAGATGGATGAATGGCCAGAAGCAGACATCTATCTACACAATCTAGATCAATCAATACTAAAACCTATGATAGATAAGGCAGAGATGTTGGGTGTAAAGAATAAAGTATTCCCTAGACCAAAGAACCTACGAGACACACCTAAAGGGGTCATAGAAAGCTCTCTAGTGCCGTTAGAAGGTGAACCTATGGATGGTATGGTAGACTTTGTTAGGAAGCATAAGAGAGCCTTTAAAGAGAGGTTAAGACTTGGTTAAACCAGTAAATGAAGGATACTTAGGGAACAACCTAATCAAGAGAGCAGGTGTCGAGTCCCAGTATACCGAGCAAGAGTTAAATGAGTACATGAAATGTTCTCAAGACCCTTGTCATTTTATTGAAGAATATACTCAGATCATCTCACTAGATGAGGGTATGGTTCCATTTAAGCTCCGAGGATATCAGGGTAAACTAATAGAACATTACGATTCAAATAGATTTAATGTCGTTCTTGCATCGAGACAGTCAGGTAAATCAATCACATCGTGTGCATACTTATTGTGGTACTTACTATTTCATCCCGAAGTAACTGTAGCTGTTCTTGCAAACAAAGGTGCAATTGCAAGGGAGATGATCGCAAGAATCGTAACCATGTTAGAGTCTGTTCCTTTCTTTCTACAGCCAGGCGTTAAGATTCTCAACAAAGGTTCGATAGAATTTGCAAATGACTCAAAGGTAGTTGCAGCTGCAACATCTTCAAGTTCGATTCGTGGTATGTCGATCAACTTACTATACCTCGATGAGTTTGCATTCGTGGATGATGCAGATACATTCTATACTGCAACATATCCCGTTATTACATCAGGTAAAGATTCAAAGGTTATTATAACCTCAACTGCAAACGGTGTAGGTAATATGTTTCATAGAATATACGAGTCTGCAGTACACGAACAGTCAGAATATAAACACTTTATCATAAATTGGTACGATGTGCCAGGCCGTGATGAGGAATGGAAGAAAGAAACCATTGCAAACACCTCAGAAGCTCAATTTGAACAAGAGTATGGTAACTC